CTAAAATCCACCACCTGTCCGTCCTCAATCACCAGAATACGGTCAGCGACCTGTGCAATTTCGTCATCATGGGTAATCATTACAATTGTCTGTCCATATTTTTTTGCTGTCATCTTAAGCAGAGCGATTACCTCATCACTGGTCTTAGAATCAAGATTTCCTGTGGGTTGCTATCAGTTACTACTACTAATTTATAACACTATTTTATTAAATCAGATAGCAATAAGATCTTTCCATGTTGCTGGTCCGCATACTCCATCTACTTCCAAGGCTCCGTTTCTTGATTTCTGGTATGCTTTAAGTGCATAAATAGTATTGTCCCCAGCTTCTCTGTCAAGGTCAAGAACTTTGCTGTTTCTTCCTTTGAATCCTCTTGCAACAAGAATTTCCTGCAAAAGCAAAACGGATGTTCCTGCGCTTCCTAACTGTACTGTTTCCGGTTCAAACATGTATTTACCTCCTGTTACTGTGTTACTATTTTCCTTTGTGTTGCTTATCTCTCCATTAACAATACTGTAATCTGGTGTACAGAATTTTGTTCCAGGGAGCTTACTGTTCAGGTAGCTTTTCGCGCATACTCCTCCACCATTGGCTACGATTTCAGATGCTCCCGACGTATTTCCCTCAATCGTATAGAATCTGTCACCGATTACTGCTGTAACGATTCCTGTGTGTGTAAAAGTTCCTCCGCGGTAAAAGATCACAATATCTCCTACTTTCGGGTTTGCGTTCCTTGTGAAAAGGTTTCCTAAGGTCGGGCAGTATACATATGGCCAATGTTTGAGAAGTTTCTTTGCATTTTCTAATCCGAACGCTTTCATAAAGCACCAGCTCACAAAGCAGGCGCACCACGCCTGTCCCTGGTATCCTGGGTAAACGTCGCGCCAATATTTTGTGTAATTAGCTGATCCTGCATTTGCGGTTTTGTCGTTCAGTTGATTGTTACTTTTTTTCTCTAAGTATCCAATCTCATTTTTTGCAATCATTATAACTTTCTCAATCGCTTTATCCATGTTGATTCCTCCTTCCTGTACAGCATAATCTTTGTAGAATATGTTTCTGTCTACCGTTCCAGCAATTCCCGGTATCTTTGCTTTACTGGAGTACTGCCATCCTACTCCGAAGTCTGGGCGCAGGCGTTCCTGCAATGTTCCATTATCGTTTTGTGGATAGCGTGCTACCCAAAATTCATACTTTTTCAAATGGCTGCATATTACATTTTCGTACCAGTCTACATTGCAATAGATTCCGAACTTATACCCTGCATTAACAATAATCTTTTCAAATGCTTCTGTCATTTTGTGGAGACTTTCAGCTCCAAGTGCTCTCTGATTGTTCCACTCAAGATCTAACCAGACTGGAAATTGCAATTTCCGTCCAGCTAATACAGAAATAATTTTCTGTGCCTCTGACTCAATCTCTGGGATTGTCATTGCATAAGAGTATTTATATACTCCTGTTGGAATGTTATGCTCCTGGCACGCTGCATAATTTTTTTCAAAATATTTATCTGTAACGTTCCCGGCTTCTGTGATCCGGAGAATAGCGAACCCCATACCGTAATTCGCGACTGTTTCCCAGTTGATATTTTTCTGCCAGGCGGAAACGTCAATTCCTTTGATTTCCATGTTTACCTCCAGGAAAAGCCCGGCATTATACCGGGCTGTGCAAAATTATTTTGTTCCATCAGAAAACAAGTTGTTCAGGTTTTCGTCTGCCTCTACTTCCGGGATTCCTGCGACGCTTGTGAGCAGACTTACAACTCCAGCCACTACTGCAGACGATACAACCATCTTCCAGTCCACTGCAGAGATCACACTTCCGGCTCCGATCACACCCACTGCAGTCTGCGCCATTGTTTTTACGGCTCTGATTCCTGCTTTCTTCCACCATTTCACTGTGTCTACGCTTGGTTTAAATACGCAATTTTTAAACATTTGCCCCTCCTTATATTCCAAACTGTTTTGCAATAATTCCAACTGCAATGCCTAATATAGCTGTTAATAAGTAACTTGTTACTGTCCGCCACTTTTCCCCGTCTCTTGACTCAAGAGCTTCCAGTCTTGCGCTCTGCTGTCCCTGCTCTTTCACCATGTTCTCCATGTTGTTTGCAAGCGTCTGTACAGATGTAACTAATTCCTGGAGCTGTTGAACACTGTTTTCCAGAATTTCAATCCGTCTGTTCTGTCGGTTGTCTTCTGCCTCAATTCTTTTGCGGAACTCCTCATGTTCTGCTCTTGAAATCTGTTCATTTTCCATGCTTATTTCCTCATCATCTACGTCTGCATATTTGCGGCAGGAATACTCAATTATATCTAAATCTTGCTGTATATCCTCCAGAGGTTTTGCTTTCTCTTTGTCTTTAATATACAGCAGTAAATCATAAATAGAAGACCATTGCCTGCTAATAATTTGTAATTTAGTCATGCTTCCCGATTACTCAGTAATTTCCTCCATGCCTGCATTAATAAGGAGTTTTTTTACCTTTTCTTTTAACAGACGTGGAACTCTGTTATATTCCTCTTTTGCTTCTTCAATAGTATCTTTACTTAAAATTTCAGTAACCCATAATTTTGCCATCATTTCTTTATCTCCTTTGCTCAATAACATTATAATTAAATTTCTACGCATAAACCAGTTCGCTCATTTCCAGCAGGCAGTCTTTCAACATTTCGATCTGTTCTGCCTGCTCTGCAAATTTCTGTTCAGTGCTTTTTTCTTCCTTCGGAATATATTCCAGATATTTTTCCGGTGATGCTCTTACAGTTTCCTCTGAAATCTTTTTCTGGTCTTCCCGGAACTGGTTGAAATCATATTCATACACTGCCTGTTCGATGTGTTCCGGATTCTCCGGATCTCCACCTGAATAAGTCTCTGTTACGGTATTTTCATTCAGGCAGATCATTACATCTACTTTTCCGTCAGGCAGCGTATTCCAGGTTACAGGGTTCTGTTTTTCTGTAAATCTTGCTTTCACGGCTTACCCTCCTTTTCGCTTTCTCAAATATTTTATCTACGTTATACTTTTCTCTGAAATATTCAGAATCGGAATGTTTGAACCATCCGTAATATGCTATACACCGGTACGCAAGATCTAATGGTATCGCTTTTCCTTTCTCCACATACTTCCCAGCTTTTACAAATGCCCTGCGTCCTCTCAGGAAAATGCTCCGTCTTACCTCTGTGTGATCCCGATAGATTTTGAATCCCATCATATCAATAGGTTCTCCATGATGTTTCCCGTCTTTGTCTATCCAGTCGATCTGGAATAACTTCCAATCTGGTTTTACCGTCAGATCTAAATACTCATTCATGTACTTAATCAAAAGCTTCATTGCTTTTCTTACGTCTGCCTTTCTGCTTCCAATCAGCAGGAAATCGTCCATGTAGAACAAGACATGATTAATCAGCCTGATTTCTTCTATTGTTCCGTCTCGGTGTTTCTTCCTCTTGAACAGCTTTTCAGCAGCATAATGATAAGCTGCGCTCAGATAATAATTACAGAGCCATTGGCTCAAGTATGATCCAATTGACAGTCCCTGATTGAATGAGTCAATTAAAACAAAAGTCAAATAAAGCAGATCCTCATTTCTGACCTGCTTCTCTAACATTCTTTTCAGTTTTCTCCTGTTAATGGATGGATAACATTTCCGGACGTCTCCCTTTGCTGCTATTCTGGTCTTGCCCGGATTCTTACGGATCCAGTTCTCAATTGCTGTCTTTCCATAAACCTGTCCCCTTCCTGGAATACTTGCGCACTGATAAGTTCCTATTTTTCTTTCAAATAGTTCTCTCAATCCGTTTGTGGCTACATAATCGTATATCTGCTGTTTTATGCACTCAACGCCTATATCTCTTACTTTTCCTGAATTTCCATCCAGTCTTGCGCTTGTCTTTATAGGATCAAAAGATACTTTTCTAAGTTTTATTTCTTCTTCCATTCCTGCCGCTGCTGTGCAGACTAAATTATGTAACCAGTCTTTAAGGTTTTCTTTTATAATTCTGTGTATCTGTCTGGCTGTAATGATATTCGTATAGTTTGCCAGAAATCTGGCTGTATCCATACGGTTCCATTTATCGCTTAGACATTCGTAGATACATGCGGTTATAAAGTTCTGATCTAATGTTATGTTTTTACAATACCGTTTCATTCGTTTCTTGATATAAGGGGTTTTCGGTGTTTCTACTCACCCCACACATGAATCAACTGCATTCATGGTCCTTGTCTCAGGCCCCTATGCTCCCGATCACAAGGTTCGGCTTCAATCAAATTTCGGTGATGCCCCACGCTGCTGTTGCAGGCTCCGTCCTGCGGAGCGAAATGTAACACAAATATCAAATCATTTTCAAGAAAATCCGGAAACGATATTCCAGTTCGCATTGCCAACGCCATTGTTCGCATTCAGAATCCAGAGGCCGTAAATCGTGCCATTGTTCAGATTGCCCAGGGACAGCCAGGGAACAGGAACCGCTACCTCGTGTTACAAGTCCGTAATTTATTGCTATTCTGCTTTTTCGAAGTTGATTAGTTATCAGTTACATAGAGGGGACAGCCCCTCTGTCAGGCTGCCGCCTGCCATTCACCCCGTGTGCCGTTCGGTGAAACGCCGGAAACGATAAACCAGTTCGCAGAGCCAACGCCACCGTCCGCACGCAGAATCCAGAGGCCGCAAATCGCGCCAGTGCCCAGACTGCCCAGGGACAGCCATTCTCTTTGGCCGCTCGTGCCTGAATCTGTATACAGTCCATTGCAGAATCCTGTTGTACTTCCGGCTTTTGTTTCCGTCGGTACCATGATTCCCAGGGCTGGATCAACAAAGCATTTTGAGATGTATTTCCATGATGCTGCTGTGTATGTTACCTGAGCCGCTACTTTCTTGTATCGTGTCTTTGCTGCATTCATATCCGTTGTAAGCAGTGACGCATCCATACAGATGTATACGTCTCTCTTTGGTGTTCCGTCTTCATCTGTAACAATATCCATAAATACATTACTGAGGACTTCATAAGCACCGTATCCAGTTTCGATTCCCTGGATCTTGAATGGATTCTTGTTATCTGTATTCGAGAACGGTGATCCATCTGATCCAAGCACGCTGTCGGTTGAGCCGGTCCGCCATGGCATTGTTGAGATGCAGGTCGTTAATGTCGTGTTGAATGGTTCTGTGTCCAAATATATTGCAGAATTTGTATCGTCTACCGGTTCAATCTTCAAGATCTTCACATCATATGCGAGGTTGTGCATGTATGCGTAATATCTATCTTTATTTGTATTTGAACCAATATCCCCGACAGATACATAAGACCCAACAATATAATTGTTGGCTTTTGCTTTTGGGAGAATCACTCTTGTTACTCCGGTTTCTGCAACTGCTGCCATTTCCTGCATTGAATAAGAATTACATCCAGCCATAACGCTTCGGCTGTTCGTTGTTGTATATAAAATAATCATCATGAGCTGTTTGTAAAAGAGATCCCAGTTTGTTGTTCCCACGTACATTGAGCCTTTCTTTCTCATGTATGCGATCAGCCCTGTGTATGATACTGGTTTTCCTCCTTTCTGGCTTCCGTTTGCCAGAATCAATCCAGCGGAGCTGTACGGCACTCCATCAATGTCTCCGGCTCCGTATTTTCCGTGGATCATAAAAGGTGAAATTGTTCCGTCTGGATTAATTGACTCTCCCATTGGTCTAAGGCCAAGGGCTTCGTTCGGACTGTCTGAATAATGATAATCTACATACTCAGGATTGTCTGTGATTCCAACCCATGCGGACATTGTGACCTCTCCCACATCTACTTTTCCGGTCTTTTTGAAATCCGGTTGTCCCTGCAGTGCAGTCACATGGTTAAAGCCTTTATTATCTACGGTAAAATTACATGGAAAGTGCATGAATACGCCAATCTCCCTGTAATCATCCTGTCCGATTGCTGTATTTGTGGACGGTTTTCTCACCAGTCCTTCATTGTCGTTCAGTTTCACGCCTGTTGGACTGGTAGAAGTGTCATACTTGTAGATTCTCGTTGTATATACTTTTCCAGTCCTGCGGAGGGCAAAGAAATTTGAAAGTGCGTTTTCAATTCCTCCACCTGCTGCAGTAATATTCTGAATCTGTTTATTTGCTTCTGTCTGTAAATTGTTCACCGCAGTTTCTCCGGTCGTTTGGAGATCTGCCTGCAGCTGTGTTCCTTCTGTGATTTTTTCTCCCAGGGATGTGTTCAGATTAGAGGCGGTTTTATTTGTTGAATCCAATCCTGATTTTGTCTGTGTCGCAGTTGCATTTGATGAATCCAGGTCGGTTTTGGTTTTTCCGGCCGCTGTGTTTGAATCATCCAGATTCTTTTTTGCTGTATTTGCTGTTGAGACTGTGGTATCCAGCTGGCTTTTTAAAGCAGTTCCCTGTGTAATATCAGAGTCAAGTCCCTGTTTTAATGTCGTTCCTTGAGAAATATCTGATTCCAGATTTCCTTTTAACGTCTGTGCGGTGCTTATGGATCCATCCAGATCAGTTTTTCTTTGTGCGGCCGTTGTATTTGTACTGTCCAAATTCTTTTTTGCTGTATTTGCTGTTGAAACTGCAGTATCTAGCTGACCTTTTAAAGCAGTTCCTTGCTCGATATTCGAATCAAGACCCTGTTTCAAGGCTTCTGCTTTCTTTACATCTGCTGCAAATGTCTGTTCTGTCTGTTCGTTTTTCGCTACTTTTTCGGTTATATCTGTCTGTGCTTTGAGAATGTCAGCTTTTACTTGATTGTATTCGTTGTTTTCATCTGATACTTCATTTATTGCATTAACGATCGCATCTCTGACATCTCGCCCTTTTTGTGCTTTTGCAATCTGATCTGTGTATTTTTTTACATTTGCCACTTTTATTCCCCCTTATTTACAAGGCTATTTGAATATTCTTTTGACTTCAAGTCTCTCACTTCTGCCAGGACGGAAGTGAGCATGTAATCCATTAATGACGCAGGTATTCCATACTGTGCCATTGCTCCGAATACTACGTTTCGAATTTCTTCTGTTCTTTTGTCCAAGATTGCTCCCAGTGGAGGAGCTTCTACTGCTTTCTCTACTGTATTATTTTCCTCTTTCCGTTCCTGTGCGGTGCTTTCTTCTGTGTCCGACTCGGACACCTTTGTTTCTTCCTTAATAGTTTCTTTATTGTCCTTTTCTTTTACTTCATTCATTATGCTGTTTTCTCCTTTTCCTCATAGAGATTTTGAATCAGTTTAAGCATTACCGGAATTAATACACGAAAGTTCCAGTCTTCCGGTTCTCCTTTTTCATTTAACTGTGCCGCTTCCGGGAAAATACTGTATATGTCTTCTGCATAAAATCCCGGCATTTTCTTTCCGTTTAACCAGTCTTCTGGACTGAGATAATTTTCTTTGTATTTAAACCATATCACTGGAACATTCAGCATTCTTTTCGCTTCATCTAATGTCATGTTTGCAATATGATCTTTATATCGCTTGGATGATGATGACAAATAAGCCACTGTTGCTCCGTCTCTTGCAAATACCATATGGCCTCCAGATGTCACATGGGAAAGATTAAATACTTTAAATGCGTCAGAACCATCCGAAAACGTTGAAGTACCCGTATGTATCTCTAACCCTCCATCAAAAATGAAAGCATGTGATCGCATACTTAACGTTGCATATCCGGTGGTTATTTTTCCGTTTGTAACCGTAAAATTTCCGATAGTTCCTTTCTTCGCTGCAAATGAACCGTCTGTGTTAATTTTAAAATAAGTATTCGCAGTAACCAAACCGTTGAAGTTAATTTTTGATGCGTTAATTTTAACGCTCTGCGCTGTCTGGTTAATTGATGATGCAATTTCTCCAGCAGATACTTTCGACTCTATTTCCGTCTCTGTCTGCGTGATTCGGGAGCTGAGAGTACTTTCCGCATCTTTCGCACGGGAAACCTCTGACGTGATCGAGTTTTCTGCAACTGTGATCCTGGATATTGCAGTTTCGGCCGTACTTTTTGCAGTTTCGGCCGTACTTTTTGCGGTGTCAGCTGTATTCTTTGCAGTGTTTGCTGTTGTCTGTGCTGCATCTGCCTGGGCTTTTGCAACACTAATATCCTGATCCTGGATTCTTTCCCAGGATGCCGTTTTGCTTCCTGATGTTGTTCCGGAGCATTTCCATAGCAGATTTATATTGTTTCCGTAGCTTCCATGATTCGGACTTTCTGGATATGTCCCTTTTGTCAGTTCAGTTGCTGTATAGTTTGGCAGGTTCTCGATTGTTCCTGTCGCTTCTCCGGTTGTTCCAGTGACTGACGCTATCTTGAATCCGTAGAAACTATCGCTTGAAGTATCTGTACGCCAATATACATAAAATTCCGATGATGGGACAAAAACAGATGCACCAGCAATGTCAGTTCCTCCCAGCTTCGCTGCAAGTTTCATTGTTCCGTTATCACTGTAATAAATCTTTACATAATCATAATTTACGCTTTCCGTTCTGGAGTCTGATGAAAATGTGATCTTTAATCCAGGAACCTTATATGTATATCTGTACGCATATCCGGTTGTGATATCATAGTAAATATCTCCTATGTGCAGTGACTTTAAATCGTCGCTTGTCCAGGAGGACGCTGGTTCATTTGATGTTGTCGGTATTTTACTCCCGTAGAAATTACCATTTTTTTCTGACACTGCCTGACGTACCGTAGTCACTTCAAGAGTGATGTTATCCGTCGCCATTTTGATAGCCGCCGTCATTTGTTCCGTTGTCGAGTAGCTTTTCAGTTTTTCATCTGTGTCTGCTTTTGCATTCTTTTCAGCATTATTCGCAGCGTTTTGTCCTGCCTTTGTAGCATTGCTTTCCGCAGCGTTTGCCGCATCCTGTCCAGCTTTTACTGCTGCATTGTATTTTTCTTCCACCTGCACTGTTGTTGTGTAGGTCTTTGACACTTCAAGGGAAATGCTGTCTGCCGCTTGTTTGATTGCACTGTTCATTTCCAGCGTCGTTGAGTAATTCAGCAATTTTGTGTCTGTATCTGCTTTCGCATTCTTTTCCGCCTGATCTGCTGCGTCCTGGCCAGCTTTCGTGGCGTTTGCTTCGGCGTTGGCTGCTGCCGTCTGGCCAGCTTTCGTGGCATTGCTCTCTGCCAGATCTGCCGCAGTCTTCCCGGCTTTTACTGCGTCTGTATATTTTTCTTCAAGTTGTCCGGTTGTAGCATATTTTTTTGATACTTCCAAGGAAATGCTATCCGCCGCCTGATTGATTGCGCTGTTCATTTCTACTGTCGTAGAATAGTTTTTCAGTTTTGTATCTGTATCGTCTTTTGCATTCTTTTCTGCCTGATCTGCCGCGTCCTGGCCTTCCTGTACTGCGTTTGCATAGAGTTTATTTGCCATCTCCTGTGTCGCATATGTCTTTGACACTGTTGAGAGGATATTTGTCTCGGTCAGTGTTATTGCTGATCTGAGTTTTTCTTCCTCTCCCTTTGCCCTGGATACTTCTGCAGTTATGAGTCCCTCCTGGACCTCGATTTTGGAAAGCGCAGATTCTGCTGTACTCTGAGCTGCTTCAATGTCCTTATCTTTTACCCTTACCCATCCATACTCATTACTGTCATTTTTCTGATACTGATAAGCATAGCCGGTTGTGGTATTGAAAAAGAGATCTCTTTCGTGTTCCTGCCTCAATTCGTCTGTCGTCCAGGCAGATGCCGGATTGTTTTCGGATGTTGGTTCATAATTTCCATACCAGTTTCCGGATTTTCTTTCTAACTGCTGCTCCAGACTTGATACAGAAAGAGTTATTTTCCCATCCATGGCTTCTATGGACGTTGTGACCTCTTTTAATATTGCTTTTTTATTTTCTGAGTCCCCGTCAGATATTTTTGTTTCAATGTAATTTTTACATTCTGTTGACAGGGCTTCTGTTTTAATTGAACCGGCAAGGATTCTCTCTCCTAGAATGGTTCCGTCTAAAGTCATGCCGGCGGTATATGGACCGGCATAGCCATTGTGTGAACCTCCGATTCCGTTTTTATTTATCTGCAGTATATTTGTTGCCTGGTTTTTATCCGGTGCGTCCATGTACAGATCTCTGAGCCAGAGACCGTTTTCATCAAATTCGGTGAGCTTATATCCACCTTTCGCTCCCGTCATTTGCTTCGTAAGGTTATCAATTGCAGACTTCATCCATTCTGTCTGAACTCTGTCTGCGTCTGTTGTCTCTTGTTTGATCTGTGTGAATGTTCCGGATGTCTGATCTGTAAAAGACTGCTGCAGGTTTTCTCCAAGTGTCAGCTGCGCCTGATCTGGCTGTTGCAATGGTATTTTCATTTCCATAACTGGAAGAACTTTCTTCATTCCGTATGGGATCGCATTGCAAAGCACTCTGTCCCCTATGTCAAACGAATCGTAATCCTGTCCGAATAAAGACAGGTCTACGGCAGTCAGCGAAATAACAAGACTTTCATACTGGTTACTTGTCAGAAATTCAGTTGCTTTCTTTAACAGGTTTGCCGGAACTGATACGTCGTCCCATTTTTCTGTTCTCCATACCCATCCGAAATTTTCAACTGCTTCTTTACTGTATATGTAGTCTTTTCCATCATTTACTGATGTAATATCAACATTTTTTTCAAGTCGTTCAAATTCGGATGCGTTTTCGTCTGTTTCCTGTTCGATTGCTGCCCCCAGCGGGATCAGAGCTGTGATAACATCGTCGGCAGTCATTGTCTCTGAGTAATCAAGCAGGTTCTCTCCGAATTGAATTGGTTGTTCGCAATACTTGCCGTATTCCTGTATATTTATCCAGTCAAGGTATAGCTTGTCTTCTTCGTGTCTGAGTCTCAGGTATCCGCCCAGGCGATCAACCAGTTTCTCCCGGATTGCTTCAAGGGTGTTTTCTCTGTCAGTTATCCTGTACAGAGAGTCATTGCTGTCATGGATCGTAACAACCCCGATATAGATTTTCTTTCTGTCCTCAACCTGATTATTGTGCAGCTGTAGCCACGCGTCTAACATTTCCCTGGGCGACATGTCGTGCCATTCCTGCTGCGGCAGAATCGTATCTGCCAGGAACGACAACGCTCCGGTTGCTTTAATCGGTTGATTTTTAAACCGGTCTTTTTCTCTTGTGCGGACTTCTCCGTAAAAGATTTCTGTTTTATCTCTGTACACTGAAATCATGCTTTTTCTGTTATGAATATCATTGTACAGAGGATTTAAAGCCGGTACTTTCAGGGTTAACTCTCCTGCATATCCTGTCTGCAGGTCCAGCTCCGGATTGATAACTGCTGCCTCCCGGTCTCCTGGATAATACAGGATCTTGCCATCTAATTTAATTTTGTACATTACAATGATCCCCTCCTGTAAACAATGTCCAGTGTTCCTGATCCGGCAAATTCAAGTGTTACGTCAGATCCGTATACAACAATATCTGGAAAGCGATTTCTCCCCAGTGTCAGAGTGTAGGTTTCTCCGCACGCTGTCACCTTTAGTCCTGTTGATCCAATACTTTTTACATTCAGCACCGGAACGATTGCTACATCTCCAGAATATACTGTATATGATCCTGATCCAGATATTGTGATCCCGGCTCCCTGATCTATCACTCCGGTTTCGAAGTCGAACGGATCCCAGAGCCATTCCTCCGTTGAGTCAGCAAGCGAATATTTATAAGGATCTGCTTTCGGAACGCTTAAATGAAATTGACCGATCTCTCTTGACCGGTCAAAATCTGTTATGTACGCTCTTCCGGTCCAGTAATATGCTGGATCGTTTGAAAATGTTATCCTTATGTTTTTACCATGCAGTCTGTTTCGAATATTCGAAATAAAACTGTCCCAGTCTTCGCGTGGCTTCTTACCTCCGAACAGAATATCAATTTCTCTTGATTTATATACTGGTCTGCCGGTGATTGCTTCTGATCCATCCAGAAAACCGTCAGCTCCTGGGACGTCAATGAAATACGTCTCTACCTCTGGTTCCCCGATATAATCATTATTGCCAATTGCGCAGCCCCAGTCTGCTAATGTATCTATGACTTTCCCAGAGTTTTCAACAGTGATTGTTGCTTTTATTGTCAATACATTATTCATCTGTAAGCTGCCTCCTTTGCTATTCTTCCAAGTTCATTATTAATTGCAGGTGCAAGTTTTCCAGCCCATTCTCTGTTGTCAAAATAGATCTCCTGTCCTGCGCTCATTACCTGGATCAGCTGTGCCAGCATTCCGGTTATTCCGGTTATATCTGTTTTGTTCAGGCTATTAGCTGGTTTCATTGAACTTGTATCTAACTGCATATTCATCTGAACATCTTTCATTGCGTCAGCAACAAGTCCCTGGCTCTTTTCAATTCCTGTTGCAAGACCTTTCATAAAGTCCGGCATCCATTCTTCATAGTAATGTAGCGGACCCTCATCCGGTCTTGAGAAATGCAGCCACGATCTGATTGTGTTCGCCACGTTTGATACTGCATTCGTTACGTTACCTATGCAGCTCCTGATTCCGTTTGCAATACCATTCACGAAATCCTGCCCCCATCGAACCGCCTGTCCTGGCAATCCCGTTATATAACTGATTGCACTAGAAAATCCATTTACAACAGCAGAATATACGCCTGACAGTGCTCCGGATATTCCAGATACAACGCTGTTAAATGTATCAACAGCTCTGTCTTTCATGTTTCCAGCGTATTGTATAACTGTTTCCTTTACGTTCTGCCACGTTTCGGACGTTCTCTCTCTGATGTTATCCCAGTGTTCTGAGGCTCTGTCCTTTAAATTCTGGATTGCTTCTGTTGCGCTTTCTTTCAGTTTTTTCGCATTATTAACAACAAATCCTTTGATCGCTGTCCATGCTTTTGCTGCTGCCTGAGAAGCAGAATCCCAGATTTTTGATACTGTGTCCCGGAATCCTGTAAATAATGTTGTGACTGCGGTAACAAGCCCTTTTGCCAGAGCGGACACAACCTGCTTAATTCCGGTCCATATTGTTTGCGCTGCGTCTTTGATATTTGTCCAGATATTTGATGCGTCTGTTTTGAGCTTATCAAAGTTTCCTGTTACCAGGTCAATCAGTAAGAGCACCGGTGCAAGAATTGTATTTTTCAACAGTTCCCATGCGCCCTGTGCAATCGTTACAAGTCCCTGCCAGATGTTCTGCAGTGTATTAACTGCATTCTGCCATAGTGTTGTGATCGTTGTCACAATTCCGGATATAACCGGATTCTGCATCATTGTTGTCCAGATATTTGTAAAGAAATCTGATACCTGCTGCCAGATGCCGGACCACCACGCCGGAACACCTGCAAAAAATGTAACAACGTTGTTCCATGCCTGCGGTATTGTTACGGTAAAAAAGTTTACAATTCCATCCCATATCTGCATGAAAAAGTCTGATACCTGCTGCCAGATTCCAGACCACCATTCCGGAACTCCTGAGAGAAAATCCATCAGTGTGCTCCACGCCTGCGGTATTGTATCTGTAAAAAACGATACAATTTTTTGGACGACTGCATTTACTGCATCCCGGAACCATTCGCATTTTGTGTACAGCAATACCAGAGCTGCCACAATCGCGGCTATGACAGCAATAACTGGGTTTGCGGCTATTACTCCAAACAGTGCGGTAAAAGCACCTTTTAGCTTTCCAATAATACTCGTTATTGTTGTTAAAGTTTTCATCTTAGAAAACAGTCCTGTAATTGCAGATATTCCGGTTGCAACCTTTCCAACCATTATCAACAACGGACCAATCGCGGCGACTATCAGTGCAATTGTAGCAACTACTTTCTTCTGTCCTTCACTCATTCCATTGAGCTTTTCAACAAACCCTTGAATAGCCTCTACCGCTTTTCTGATATATGGCATCAAGATTTCTCCGAAGGCAATCGCCAGCTCCTGCAAGGCACTCTGCAAAGTTGTAAGCTGTCCAGAAAGATTGTCCTGCATGGTTTCAGCCATATTCTCCGCGGCTCCGTCGCAATTATCAATGTTCTTGATAAGTTTTTCGTAATCTGCATCTGATGCGTTGATGATCGCCAACATTCCGGACATGGCTTCTTTCCCGAAAATAGCTGTTGCGGCCTGGGTCTGCTCTGCTTCTGACATATTTCCCATTGCTTCTCTCAAGAAATCCATTGTCTCTTTAAGGGATTTCATGCTGCCATCTTCGTTCTGTAAAGCCTTGTTATACAGTCTTACGTTTTGCGTGGTTCCTTCCTGCAGCTGTGTCAGGGTTTCGTTTGCACTTGCAAGCTCTGTCTGTTTTATTTCCAACGTTGCCGCAGCGTTGGAGGCTTCTGTTGACTCAGCTCCGTATTTTGATACTGCGTCGTTGTAAGACTGCTGGGCTTTATCTGCTGCAAGAGAGGCTTTCTGCACTCTAAGCATTTGCTTATCAACTTTTGCCTGATCTACGGCGGTCGCGGCTTCTGTTGCGTAAAAGCCCCACTTTTCCATTGCGTCTCCGACATCTTTTGACGGTTTAATCATATTTGTCAGAGATGATCTTAGCTGTGTACCTGCCTGTGATGCTTTAATTCCAGAGTTTGCCATAAGTCCAATTGCTACCGCTGTATCTTCGGCGTTGTACCCCAATGCGCCTGCGACTGGTGCAACGTACTTAAATGTTTCGCCCATCATTCCAACATTGGTATTTGCACTGGATGATGCCTGTGCAAGTACATCTGCAAAATGAGAGCTGTCTTCTGCCTTCATTCCGAAAGCTGTAAGCGCGTCTGTAACAATATCTGATGTAGTTGCAAGGTCTTCTCCGGACGCTGCCGCAAGGTTCATTATTCCAGGGAGACCGTCATACATCTGCTGCGCGTCCCATCCGGCCATTGCCATGTATCCCATAGCATCTCCGGCTTCTTTTGCAGAGAATTTTGTCTGTGCTCCCATCTCTCTTGCACGTTCTCGCAACTTATCCATGTCTTCCGCAGATGATCCGGATATTGCGGCCACATTGGACATGGAGCTGTCAAAATCTGCCGCAGTCTTTACTGCTGCTGTTCCAAGTCCTGTCACTGCCGCCGTAACCGGAAGCATTTTTTCTCCGGCAGATGTCAGCGACTCCCCTATTTTCCCGGATGTTTCAGAAATCTCGGCCAGTTTTGCGGATCCTGATCCAACTTCATTCTCAAGTGATTGCAGGCTCTGTTCTGTTTCTATAATTGTCCTTTTCAGAGCGTCATACTGTTCCTGGGATACTTTTCCCTCCTGGAATTTCTGCTGTACTTCCCCTTCTTCGTTTTTCAGAAGTTCCAGCTTTTCTTTTGTGTTTCCGATTTCATCAGACAGTGCTCTCTGTTTCTGCTGTAATAGTTCCGTATTCGTAGGATCCAGTTTCAGCAACTTATCAATTTCTTTGAGTTCTGTCTGTGTAGTATTTATTTTTGCATTCAGACCATCAAGCGACTGCTGCATCTGAGTAGGTGCATTCTTCGCTTCATTTTCCAGAGACTTCAAACTCTCCTCGGTTGCAATGATTTCTCTTTTCAGAGCGTCATACTGTTCCTGGGAGATTTTTCCCTCTGCGAACTGCTGCTGCGCCTGCTGCTCTGCAGTCTTTAAGGTTTCCAGCTTTTCTTTCGTGCTTTCGATTTCGTCAGCAAGCGCCTTCTGTTTCTGCTGTAACAGTTCCGTATTCGTAGGATCCAGTTTCAGCAGATTGTTTATATCTTTCAGCTGTGCCTGTGTGGTCTTTATCTGTGAATTTACATTTTTAAGTGAATTTTGTAGTCCTGTGGTATCGCCGCCAATTTCAATCGTAAGTCCCCTTATGTCGCGGCCTTTGGACAAAAATTATCACCTCCGTTTAGAATTTATCCATATCCTCCTGAGTTGCCATTTTCGGCCATTTATAGTCGTCGTTATTTTTTTCCGTAAAAATATCCAGGACAAGACCTACTGTCAGAAGGTCTAAATCCTGGATACTTATTCCAACTTGCGCGCACCTGAGAAGGAATAGAGGTGTCGTCATTTCCCGGCTACTTGGTCGAAGTTTTTTTTTGCTTCTGCCTGTGTCTGCTGGTTCAGGTTCCAGAGTTTTACAATCTCCGGGAAAATTGTATAAATTGAAAATGTATCAAACTGATCTAACCAGTCGTATACATCTTCCGGGAAATCCTGTCCCTTTTTCTGTGCTGCGTGTTTTGCCATTACGAATGCGACGTTTTCGAACATCTCTAAATCCTCGATAGGGATGTCCGACTCGGACACCTTCGTTTCAGTCTGCTTATCCTGTGATTTTTTTACGGACTTTTCAATTTTTGCCATGTCCTGAAAAATATCTCTCCGGAACTGAATCCGATAAATTCTCGGAATTGCAGCAGAAGCGGCAAAAAGCACCTCTTTATCATCAATTTTAATTGTTTTTGTCAGCATCCTTATTCTCCTGCGGCTTTTTTATCTACATTAACAGCCTGCGTTGCTTCTGTGATTGTTTCTGGATAGTACACTGTCTTATACCATCCGCTGTATACAGTGTCGTCTGTGTCTACCGTTGTCTGAGCTTTTACCCGTCCGTTCGGAAGTGGAGCATTGCTGATCGTAATTGTTTCTGTGCCAGGTTCAATACTATCTTCTTTCGTCTCGGATTCGATTGACGGTCTGGTAGCTGTGCAGTTATAGAGAACTCGTCTGATTCCTTTCTGATCTCCATCAAATTCAAACAGAAGTGCAAATTTCTGTGTATCCGTAGAATCACTGATTTCATGCAGCACACCTTTTTCGTCCTTCTTTTCTTTCAGGACATCCTGTCTGAAAGAATCCGGAATTAATGCAAATTCTGCATCTCCTTCATATCCGTTGTTTGCAGCTGACACATAATACTGGATTCCGTCTGCATAGAACGGTGAAATATCTCCATTTGCGTCAAGTGATATGGATACAGATCCCGGAATCGCTTTCGGGGCTTCAAAAGTAATTGTTCCATCTTCTCCTTCGTTCTGTAATGCGTAATGTGCGTTTTTAAGATTGTACTTAACTTTGTTATCTTTTTTACCCATCTTTATACCTCCATTTCGTATAAAACTTCGTACATTTTTTCTGAGTCAAGATATTCTCCTGTCTTATCGTATGTGATTCCATACTTATCCAGGATGTCCTCTATCTTCTTTTCATTGCTCCAGTCCTTTTCGTCTGAATACAATTCGATATTCAGAACGTCGATTTTTGCGTATGTAATTCCGTCCGCATGAAAATTATCACTTCCCGGAATCCTCCATACGATAAAAGGCGGCTCTATCCAGTTATGAGTCGAAAAATGATCGTATTCATATGGCAAGCCGATTTCATTCAACATTTCTTTGATATTTTCAGCTGACATCATAGCCTTGACATGATCTCCCTTTCCAGCTCTGCTATTGCTGCCTGTTCTGCAGGTTCTACATGTTTGATTGCGGCTACCCTTCCGCCCCCTCTTTTCTGATGTCCTTTTTCAAGCAAATGCACCAGGGAGTATTTTGTATCGTGGATCGCAATAACTAAACTTGTAGAATTTTCTTTCACAACAGTTTTCTTCCATCCTTTTTTATACTTTCCGGTATTTACCGGGGATGTCTGTTTTAGCTTTGATACTGTCTTTTTTGCAACATTATTTACGCATTCCTTCGTTGTCTCAGTGCATTGTTTTCCATAGTCTTCAACAAGGCGATTTATTTCTGCTGCCAGATCATCAATTCTGATACTATCCGCCATTGTCGCCCCTCCTGTCTTTATACAACTGTACGATTTTTTCCAGTGACAGATATATTGCAGGTGGTGCAGCGTCAAATTTCTCCTGAATCTGCACTATTTTGTACATTGCCGGATTATGTTCATTGATAATCTCATCTCTCTCAAAATCGAATGGATCCCAGAGCCAGCCGCTTTGTGAATCAATGATAACAATGTCAAGAGCTTCAATATCTTCCCTGTTCAGCACTGCTGCCGGAATACTTAACAATTTTGTTATTTTATTTCCTGCTGTCTGTGCGTCAAAATATCGTCTCTCTCCGATTGTGCGATTTCCGAAACGAATGTCTTTGAGCTTGGTATCTACGATTACCCTGTCTTCTGTTTTGCAGATACTGAGTATCCCATCTGTAAACGTTTCAAACTGTTTACGCCTGGCTCTTGGCATATTCTTCCACCTTCTTTGCTATCTGCAGTCCAATGACCTCGCTTTTGTAGTTTTCCCAAAACTGCTGCAACTCTCCGGAATATTCATACATTACAAGCTGAAAAAGGAGCGTTCTTTCCTGGGTATCTCCCAGGAAATCGCACTCCCCTATTTTTCCGGCTAATGATGCCATGCCTCTTTTTATCATTCCTTGGAGCTTTTCATCTCCTTTTGGATCGTCCCAGGTGATGTCCAGATAGTTTCTGACATCCTCCAGAAGTTTTGATAAATCATTTTCTGACATAGCACTCATTTTATCACTCCTTTGTTACAGTTACGGTGTATGTCTTTGTCTGTTCTCCGTCTGTAACTTTAACAGTTACGGTGTTGGCTCCAGTGTTCCATGTGATCTTTCCGCCGTTTGTTACTTTACTGGATCCTGCAGTAATTTCAATCGCTGCTGTTCCTGATTTCGGGAACGCTGTGATTGTGTTTGTTGCAGTTGTTGTTTTTGCTGTGTATGTGTTTGTGTCGCTGTCAAATTTCGGTGAGAGAGTTAATCCTCCAATTCTCAGATCAGACAGCAGTGCATTATCTACATGCTCCTCCTGTTTGCTTACAACCTCGAAGCGAACCGGATGCAGATCTGTAATGTCAAGAACGACAAAAGCATTGTTGTCCAGTGCGAATCCGTGAGCATATAACTTGATAAGGTATACTCTTTCATCTTCCAGGAATCTGTATTCATCTGAATACTCAATCTTTCCGTTTTTGGACATTCCTACACCAAGGAAATACTTTCCGGCCATTCCGTATACTGCAGTTCCTTCTGTAACTGCTGCCGACTGGATGATTTCCAGAGGAATCGGAAGTGTTGAAACATATACGCCGTCCGGAGACATTGCGCGTGTTGCCGGAAGGATTCGCTTCCAGTAATCCACCGGATTTACGATCATAATCAGGTTATCTACTGTTCTCGCCTGTCCTTTGCTGTTTCTTGCCATGATAGATGTAACATTTCCAAGCTGGATCATATCAAGAGCTGTCATTTTAATAGTCTCTTTTTCCGGATATTCTCCAGACACAACGTTCACTCCGTCTCCTACCTGACGCGCCATTCCGATTGGCATATCTTTTCCGGTACCATTTACGATTCCATACTCAAGTCCATTTGCAAGAGCTTCTGTGAGCACCTGACGCACGTAGTTATCTAACCATGCAGGGCCTAAATCAAGCATAGCTTTTGAAACTGGCAGGAATGCGCTCAGTTTATCCTGTGTTACGTCTACTTCTTTGAATCCGGATGTCAGTTCTTCAATGATCTTACTGCTGAGTTTGCCCCATGCTGCTTTCTGCTCTCCGTTTGTGTTTAACATCATCCTTGTGAGTCCAGTTACAGTTGTTGCATTTAATTTTGACAGCAGTGGATGATTTGTTGTCAGTTCTTCAAATACAGAATCAATGATTGTCTCCGGGAAAACAGTCTCAATATTGTTAAGGGCCTGCTTTGGATCCGAAGATTTCATTGCGTCAATTACTTTCTCATAATATTCTCTTTCTGCGCTTGTGAGCTGACGCACGCCTCTCTGTGCAAGTACGTTCATGTCGCTCTGATTTACAAGCTCTTTCGCCTGTTCAAGCACGTTCTCCTCAATGTCCTGGCATAATTCCAGATATGCTTTTGAAAACGCTTCTGAATCATTTTCCGCAACAGCTGCGTTCATTCTGTTGAGGATTTCCGTTCTCTTTAATGCGGCAAAATCTTTATTTTTCATTTTACTCTCCTTTTTTGAATCCCTGCAGAAATCCCTGCAGTGTATGTTTCTCTGGTTCTTCTGGTTTCTTTCCCGGTTCGGGTTTCTGTCCTTTCTGCATAAGTTCCAGCTGCTCTCTGAAAGACTTCGTATCTTTCATGTGCTGCATAACTTCCTGGAGACGTTTCTGCATTCCTTCTTTTGTCGTGTCTCCCTCTGGCGCGTGTCCGTAATCCTCTACCTTGTCGATCAGGCCATATTCCAGACAATCATCTGGAGTCAGGAAGGTTTCTGCTTCCATCATGTCTGCAAGCTGCTGTTCTTCCAGATTTGAACGCTCAAGGAAGATTTTCCGATTGCTTGCCGTAAGTACGTCAAGATCATCCGCTGTCTTTCTCAGCTCTCTTGCATTTCCGGATGCAGTTACCCATGGTTCGTGGATCAGTGCTGTTGTTCCTACGCCCATGATTCTTTCGTCACATGCCTGTAAAATCACAAAAGCTACGGAATACGCCACTCCATCAACGATTCCTTTTACATGGCTTCCGGACTGCTTCAAAAGGTTGTAGATAGTTACTCCCTCTTTTACAGATCCGCCATTTGAATTGATATGTAATTCAATCGTATGGTCTTCCGGGATTGCCGCAAGCTGATCGCGGAAATACTTTGCAGAAGTCTCGCTTTCGGTATATGACCATGTTTTCCAGTCAAATTCTCCATACGCCGATACATCATCATAGATGTATAGCAAATGTACCGCCGGATCTGCTGCCTGCTTAAAACAGTAATTTGTTTTATTCTGTGTTTTTTCCATTCCCGCCATTTTCTCCACCTCCTTCCAGGCTGTTCAATAAATCCTGTACTGTGCTGTAATTCTTTGTGATAAAATGCTGGTTCGCCCATTCTTCATTGATCTGCGGCTGTCCCATTGCACGCAAAATCATGTTAATCGTATGCGTTCCAGACTGTACCAGCTTGTCAATCTGCGTCGCATTGCTGAATATGTCAACATGCTTAACGTGTGACGTGTCTACCATGCAGCGGCTGCCCTTCAATACGGCTTTCCCGTATTTTTTACGGTTGATTTCGCTCTCTAAGGATCCGGCTAATGGATCCAGTGCAACAGTCAGCAGTTCGTCTATTGCCTTGCTGTTGTCCTGCACGTCCCCTTTCAGGATTGACGGAGGGATTCCTATTGCCCTCGCTGTAAAGTCGAATACATCATCATATAGTGCTTTTATGTCTCTTGTTGTTGTTTCATTGTAGTTCTTTGACCTGTTCGTTTCTGTGAAAGTATATCCTTCGAATAAGGGCAGAACTGCATTTTCGCTTTCAAAGAATGTCTTAAAATAATCATTCAGCAGCTTTTTGAGAGTATCATCAAAGTTTTTTGCGTTCTGGGCTACAGCTGATATGTCCAGAGTTCCTTTTGATCCATGCGACTGCATAAAGGTCTTTGCTCCGTACTGGATCAGCTTCGCATAGGATCCATATAGTCCCTGCAATATCGTATTTACATTTTTCCAGTTCGGTTTTAGATACAGAACATCCGTGGATCTAAACGACCTCTGAAAAGTATAATCATCAATCTGCACCTGGCTGTACGTGTTCCCGTACAATGCGCTTCTAGTTGTACAGAACGAATCTGCCACATAGAGCTGTCCATCTATTCCCGCAACAACCAACGCCTCTCCATTTCTGAACATTTTTTCGATTAGCTTATCAAAAAATTGCTGTTTATTCTGATTTCTGTTTGGTTCGTAGTTCCAGGTATAATATTCATCCCGGAATATTTCGTCACCATTCAGGAATGTACGAATCTCGCATTTTCCTAGCATTTTTGCAAGAATCTGAATTGCTCTCTGAAAAGCCAATTCCCTCAGATAAATCTCTGTCATTATGTTCTCAATCGGATTGTCTGCAATCTCAATTCGAGACGCATTTTCAACCGACTGTTCTGGTTCCGGCTTTCCCCGTATCAGATTCCTGAATGAAAATCCCAACCTTCCTCACCTCCTTTCAGTAAGTCATTACTCCAATGTCAGGCACTGCTGCCGTCTGTGCGTATGGAATCATGTCCTCTATTGTCATTGATGCGACAAGTGCCATAAACGGGTCTGTTTTTCTGCTTTTTGCTTCAATTTTCCCGTAAACATAGTTTCCTATGTCTGCATCATCTTTCTTTCCCGGTTTTCGCCCGTATGGGATCATTTTTGTATTGTTCGTCCCCCAACGGAGCACAGGATTGTCGCCCCACACAAAATTATCATTTGCGAAGCAGCTGTCTATCACTGTCGCAACTCTCATTATGTCTGAGGGCCGTACAAGTTTTAAATTTTTATATACTTTTGCGTCGAATCCGATCTCCCGGAGTGCTGCTGCCAGCAAAGCATATCGGAAATCATCAATCGCAATTCCTTTTATGCAGTATTTCATCATTGCCACCTGAATATAATCAGTGATGATCTCTGGATGTATCTCCACATCATCCACCATTGTCAGCAATCCTCTTCGTCTCCATTCTTCCAGAGGAGCTTTTATCCTTGGAATGTCCTTTGACTGACTGCATAACCATGAATGATTGATGTCATATCTGATATTTTCGTCTCTGAAATGTAGATTTACGGAAACAAGGTCCGTAATCTTTGAGAAATCAATCCCACATGTGCATGTCCACCCTGACAGATCCGGTATTTCTCTGTTCGTGAGCTTTATTTTCTCATACGAACATACTTTTATGTCTGTGGATCCGCTTGGGATATTCATTCTCTTTGTCATAAATGCAGTGAGACGTTCAGGATGTGCTAACCAGTCGTTGTACTCTTTTCGCATTTCTCCCATTAATGTTGGGAGATATGGCAAGGACGGGTTTGCTTTTTCCCAGTTCTTTTCGTCGTATACTTCTTCTTTACTGTCCAGTCTGCAGATAAATGGCAGCATACCATTGTCCGGAAGATCATCAAAAAGAATATCTGCCGCTGTTCCAAGCATATCGTCAAGCGGTCCTTCTCTTATATCTCCCTGGGTAGTGTAGTAGGACCGGCGCGGATGCGGTTTCTTTCCCAGTCCGGTTGTGAACACTTCAATGTTCTTATAGTCCTGGTACTGGTGGATCTCGTTAAATACCACCATCCCAGATCTCATACCATCCTTTCCTGACGGATTGTTTGTACGTCCCAGAATCGTTGATTTCGTTTCTGTTCCTATCACTTTTTCAGATGTCCAGTAATAAAATTTTTTTAGTTTTTTCGTGTGTTCAGGCGTTTCAAGAGCTTCCACCACATCTTTGACGGGTCTTAGTGCCTGATCTTCGTTATTTGCACAAATGTCCACATCATACGCCCTGATTCCGTTGTACGGACTTACCAGGCAGGCAGATTCCCACGCTATTGTTCCGTCTTTTCCTGCACCCCTTCCGAGCATACAGAAAAGATCCGGCCAGCGTGGAGTCTTTGATACCCTCCAGTATGTGCAATCGTGCAGTCCCACGACAAAAATCTGCCAGGGAAATAACTTTTCAAACGGGAAATATTTTGCGATCCCGATATATTTCGTCAGCTGTTCGCTGTCTGTGTATATGTCTTCGTTTTTGAAACAACTTCTGACGTGTGATACCAGTGCTTTGACTTCCCTGGAAGCTCTGATTTTCTCAGACTCTACGGCCTCCATGAACTCCTCTATGCGTGGATCACAATTCGTCATCATCATCCCCCTTTATTGTTTCTTTCGTTGTCAACTCCAGCTTGTCCAGAATCATCAGCATCTGTTTGTTGACAGCAACCAGATCTTTGACCGACTGGTTCTGTTTTACAATCGTTGCTTTCCCGCTTGCGGATGTGGTCTCAAAGGTCACTCCACGCTTTTTTATATCTGTTTTTAGCTTCTTTTTGACATCATAGAGGGTCATATAGTCGTCCAAAAGGTCTTTGAAGACGGAAATATCTGCCTGTTTTTTTCTCAGCTGCTCTTTTAAGCTTTCTAATATATCCGCTTTTTTTTCGGCCATTTTTTCACCCCTATTTTTTTATTTTTTCATCATGTGCGACCTTTCGCAGATTTGTCGAGGCCACCCACCGGTCTCCGGCCGGCCGCCAAAAATCGCAATTTTTTCGACCGGGGGTATCAGTCCCAGCGTTCCTCTGTCAGCGGTTCCTGCTTCTGTGGTTTTCTGTAACCATGCACTGCTTCATGGCACTCATGGCAAAGGCTTATAAGGTTTCTTTTCTTCACTCCATGCCACTCATACCATATGTCCAGAGCCATCTCAGGATGTCTCTTCACGTAGTTTACATGGTGTACTGTCGTGGCTGCTGTGTATCTGTGATGTTCTCTGCACCTCTGGCATTCATTGTGATCCATCTTCAACACCTGCTGCCTGACCTGCTTCCACCTGGTCCACACATAGAACCTGTGTATGTCGTTCGCTACGCACCAGCGCACGAACTCTGTTTCCTGTTGCGTCATATTCCTCCTAACTCAAAAGAGGACCTGCATATAGCAAGCCCTCTCTCGCGGGGAACGATTATTCTGTGGCTTTCCTGAATACCACGTTATCAATATATCATTTATTTTGTCCTTCGAGTACCGCATTACAGATACTCCTTTATCTTGTCTTTGTTATTGTTTCTCAGCTGTGCTTGGTACTTCTGTATTGCTTTCTGGAAGTTCTCCATACTCTTTCTGTATGCTTCTACTTCCGCAATGTTCTTTTTCCCGAACATACGTCTGTGCCTTGCCTGCATGTTCCTGATCCGTATCAGCATTCCTTTCGTCTTGTTATCCTTCAACAGTACAATATACTTCTTTCCGCACTGTTCACACTGAATGTATTGGATGTCCAACTCTGTCTCTGGTATATGTTCTTCCTTTACGGTCTGCTCCATCTGGGCTTTGCATTTATCGCATTCTATCATTTAATCCTCCTTGCTATAATGCTGTAAAACCTTCTGCGCATTTCATAGAAGTATGATCTCTCGCATGGAATGCCTCTGGCTTTCATGGTCTGAAATGTGCAGTATTCTGTTGTCACATAATACAGCAGATATGGATACAGCTCTTTTTCTTTTCCCACTGCTTCCATGGCTGCGTCTTCAATCTTCTTTATCTTGCGTGTGATCTCGGCCGCTTCCATGGCTGCGTCAGCAGTTGAGTCAGAACAGTTATGTGATCCCGGCTGTCCAGTCAGATTCTGTCCGGCTCTTGTGTCTCTCTTTACGGCCAGCTCCTCTTTCCACTCTGTATACTGCAAGCAATAGTTGTATGCGGTCTGAAAAGCTCTTTTTGATATATTATATTTCTTTCTGTTCAGCGGTCTCACGTTTGGCATTTCTACTCTCCTTTATTTCTCTGCTTTTATATCTAGTCTTCCCATCCCAGTCTCTGTCCGCACTGATCGCAGTAGTTATGTCCATGCTGGTCTGTTGCTCCGCATACCGGACACTCCCAGAGGCCGTCCTCTCTCTGCGAAACTCTGCAAGGGGTTTCTTTTCCTTTCGCAATCAGAAGTTCCTCATAATGTGCTTTTGTTGTGATTATGTATTCGTTCTGTGTCTCAATCTCAGTGTCGCTGCAAAGTAATGGCTTCTGTGCTACGTTATCAATAACTTTCTTTACGTCTCCTATGTCCATCATAGTTTTAATCCTCCATTATAAAATTTTTTCCGAAGATCTTCATAAACTCTGTTCTGCTTCCCCAGTTTTCCTCAAAAGCTCTCTGTCCATCTTCATGCAGCATGGCCATGATCTTCTTATTTGCGTGTACAGCTTCCGGTCCTGTTCCTGCAAGATGATGTATATTGCAGAGATACACCTTTAACCCGTAATGTCCTGAATGTGTCCGATTCGGACACCCTCCAAATATGTGATGTTCCTGGAGCGCCTGGTATCGTCTGTAATTGTTATGCAGTTTCATACAAAGATAGCAAGTGCCACTTTCTTTGCTGTGCATGATACTCGGTCTTTCCGGCTCTTTCTTTTTACTCCTTTTTTTCTTTTTCTGTTTCGGAAACGACTGCATTCTTTCTCTCCTCCAGCTTTTTCCTGTAACTTTCGTGATAATCTTTCAACCAGCGTGTCTGTCTTCTCTGGTTAACGATCACTTTTACTTCAATAGCGTCCATTATTGCTCCTTTCTCAGCTGAACGGCAGTTCTTCCTCTATTCCATCCGGAATGTTCATAAATCCATCTGCGCTGTCCGCAGGAGCCGGCGGCGGTGTCTGTTTTGGCGGATAGTAAGCTGCTCCATTGTCTCCAGATGATTTACTTTCAGCAAATTCCTGTTCCTCTACTACGATCTCTGTTGTGTAGATCTTATGTCCATCTCGGTTCGTGTAGCTGCCGGTCTGGATGCGTCCAGAAACAACAATTTTAGTTCCCTGTCGCAGATATTTCTCTGCAAACTCCGCAGCGCGGCCAAAAGTCACGCAATTGATGAAGTCTGCGGTTGCTTCGCCGTCACGATGGAATCTCCGGTCTACTGCAAGTGTATATCTGGTAATTGCCAGGTTGTCTCCGGAAGCGTAGCGCACTTCCGGATCTCTGGTTAAACGTCCCATTAAAATTACTTTATTCATCACATTCTCCTCTTGAATCTATTTCTTGGAGGTCTTGCCCCCCCGTTTCGTTTTTGTTACATATGCTGTGCGGCGTGAGTTCATTTCCATGTCGATCAAATTTCCACACTGTAAGCATTCCTGCGTCAGTTCTGCAGTGTTTCTGTTTGTCATGTACTTCCATGAACTTCCGCAGGCTTTGCACTCTGCATACATTGGTTTTAAAGCTCTAAGCTGTGTTACGTGTCCGCATTTCTTACATTTGTGCTGTGTCTCTGGCTCTTTTGCGTTGTACGAGATTGTCTCTCCACATTCTTCGCAACGAATATGTAAAAATCCTTTGTATTCTTCTGCAGCTTCGCTAATCGTTGTCTCCGGTACCTGATCTGTTTCCTTTTCCGGATCTTCAATCTCAAAATCATCATTTTCGAAATCATACTTTCGTGCCAGTTCTGTCACATCCTTGAGGAAATCATATTCTTTCGAGTCTGAGATCCGTACATGCAACGTAAAATTACCGGTTTCATTTTGAATTATCATTTCCATTTGTCTTTTTCTCCTTTACCATTACTATTTTTGTATCTTTGATGCGATACGCTCTTGAATCTCCCGGATGTTCTGTCTCAAGGATGCGATCCTCCAGCAACATTGCTATATGTCGTCTAACTGTTGCTTTTGACAGTCCTGTATCTGCCGCAATCTCATAAGTAGCCGGTGGATAACAGTGCCGCTTTATGTATTTAACAATGAATTTCAGGATCTTCTCTCTGTTGTCCTCCGCCTCTGCTGTTGCATAGTTCAATTCCATTCACCTCTTTTTCTGCGGTGTGCTGTCAATGTTTTTGTTGTATTTACCACATTTCTCGTATTTACTGCGTATGAACTTTCCGGAACTTCGGAAATGTTGATTCCTATGCCTGCAAACAGTTTTATCAGTGTATCCGCTGCCTTTTTTATCGTTACCCTGTTACCGGCCCATGCTTTTGTGAATTGTGTTACAATTTCTTTCAGCTTCTCGCAGTCCCAGGAGTAGTTTACTGTCGTTTTCTTTCCTCCCCACGGCTTGTTTATTGCCCGGTGATAGCTTTTCCCGGAATACTTCATTTTCTTCGGTGGATTTTTTCCGGTGACCTGTTTGAATAATTTCTTTTTCTGTCTCTTATTCATTTCTTTCCTTTCCCGTTGCCCAGCAGCCGATCACAGACGAATTCGAATTCTAACAATAGTTCAAAATCCGTCTTTCTACTCAACTTCCTGTCAATCTCTTCTACCTTGTATTCTCTGAAAATACGATCCCCGGAGGCTCTTGCGTTGTTTATCTGAGCAGTTGTACAATGTAGCTCTTCCTTGATCTCTCCGCTTGTTACATTCTCCAGAATCAGATCACCAGATCTATTTCTTACCTCGTACAGTTTCTTGACCATTTTGCCCTCCTCAATGTCCGGCAAGGAACGTTTGCATCATTCTAGTTCTCCAGTCTGTCTGATTGTCCGTCCATTTTTCACACTGATCGTCGTCTTCTACCAGACGGCCGGTGCGATCGCAAAGACCACAATTATTTTCTTTACAGGTTTTGCAAGTCTTCTCCATTTTCTATCCCTCCATTTCAATTCCATTGTCAATAAGTTCCTGCATTTCTGCGTCCAGAATGCGGACGTAAGTTCCTCTTACCATCCGCATTACTTCCGGACTTAATTCTTTTGTGTTCTTTTCTGATACCAGGCTTTTTGCCAGGGCGAATACATATGCAACGCTTTCATCCTCTGTAACAGTTTCCTGAAATTCGATTACAAGGATTTTTCTTTCCTCATAGCTGATAATCCATGCGTTCTTTACGATTTTCTTGTGCAGCTCAATATGAACATAAAACGGTTTTTCCTGCAATTGTTAGTCCTCCTGACTTTCGATTATCTTTTTGATGATTCTAAGTCCTCCGACAATTAACTGCTGCCTGTAAATTTCCATCCATGGAAGACCTGGCTCTTTTTCTTCTACTTCAAGAATTTCTTTGAGGTTTCTTTCTTCGTCATACAAATAGCCTGTTATTTCTGTGCTTGTCGGTACCTGAATATCTTTAAGTGCTTCCTCCCATGTGCTCGGAATCATTCCCCAAGTATTTGATTTTTTATCCTGCTGCTTTTCGGCAGCGTTTTCTTCCTGATCTGCTGCTTTTTGGCAGCGTTCTTCCTCTGCATCAAATTCCGGTGAATATGGATCATATAAATTTTTCGCTTCTACGATCAGGCGGCCGTATTTCATTGTTACTTTTTCCTTTTTGACCGTAATTTCCAGACCTGCTGCAAATCCCATGAAAGTATATTCAACTTCGTTTCCGCTAACTGCATGCCATCCATACGGTGCTATCTCTTTTTGTACTGCTTTTGCCGCTTCGCCATTATTCTTGCACTGTCTGCATATTCTCATAATTGTTTTTAATTTGTTTGGATACGCCTCAAACAACGCTTTTACTGCTTCTGCTTCTGTAAGTGTGCTCTGTGGCTTCTCCGGAGCGTCTACGGATACTATGCGGACTGGCTTCTGCTTCTTTCCGAATCTTTTCACCAATTCCTCAGACAATTCATTCCATGTCAGGCTGTACTGCATTGTACTGTCGGGATTGAATGTTATTCCCTCTTTGTTTGCCTGATAATTGAAATGTCCGTTTCTGATCCTGACATCCCGGTACCGGATACTGATTAAGTATGCAGCCATTCTTGTGTCGCATTTGACGACTCTTTCTCTCTCGCCTTTATTTAAGGCTTCGAAGAATCTTTCTATCTGCAGTTCTGGCTGTACCGGTGTGTCGTTCTCTGGCGGTCGCTGCTGCCCTGTCGCCTGTTCAATCGTTAATTGTCCAGGAATGTCTCTGTTATTCTCCTGCAGGCTCTTAAATGCTTTGATCTCTGCTCCTGTAATCCCGTCGTGGTCCTCATAGTGTTCCATTGCCTTTTTCTGGTATGTTTCATCCAGATCTGCAAGTTCTCGTGCTACTGTGATGTTGATTTTTGTGGATTGGAACTCTTTCATCCATTCCGGACTGAGTTTCTTCTGGACTGCATGGTATCTTTCCATCTGTGTTCCAGACACTCCGATCGTCTCCCGAACCATGTCTCTTGTTTTGCCTTTCAGCTCTGTGAGTTCTCGCAAGCCTTTTATGATTTCTTCTGTCTCAAGAGCTTCTTTCATCTTCTCCCAGTCCGTTTTTTCTCTGAACCGGTTCGCCTGGATAACTGCCAGCTTTTCCAGAAGCTGCGTTGTCTCATGGTCTTCTTTGCCATCCTCCAGAAACATTTTTCTTGTGTCGTCCTTAACTGTCGTGTATTTGCAGTTAATTTTTCTAAATTCCTCATGCCCTTCCTCTACAAGCATTCTGCAGCACATTGTTCTGCAGTGTCCGGAAATTATGTGATCTTCTCCGTTTACGTCTTCAATCAGCACGTCTTGCATTACTCCGAACAGCTGAATTGAGTTTTTCAGTCCCTGGAGCCGGTCCGGGTCTGTCCCGTAGAAATTTTCTTTCGACGGGACAAGTTTGAATACGTCTCTGTATACAGTATCGCTTGTATTTTCCTGTTGCACCTGTTTCGGACGTTTGTTCACCATATCGGCAAGGTTAAAAGCCATCAGTCCTCCCCTCCTTCCTTTGCGCATTTCATGCACACTGCAGTTATGTATTCGTTTACAAGGTCTTCGTAGTCTTTCGCCGCCAGAGATCGTGGAGAATACAGTGGAATCGGTATCCTTGCATACGTGCTTTCAGATACCTTTCTGGAATATCTTATTTTTGTCTGGAGCATTGGATAGCCTGCTGCCTGGATCATTTCCAGTCCCTGTGCCTGGGCTTCGTTTCTTCTGTCGTATTTCGTGATAAAGATCCAGAAATTTTCCAGATCTTTGTTCAGGTCTTCTTTTGTATATCCAATCTGTCTCACCAGCTCCGGCAATCCCTCAGTTGTATTGTCGTCGATTTCAACCGGAATCAGCACATCATCACATGCTGTCAAAGCGTTAATGGTTGACACATTAATATCTGGAGCGTTGTCAATAATGCAGAAATCATACTGATCTTTCACGCATTCAAGAGCGTCCCTGATACGGAACTGCTGTGGGCGTGTCTGATCTAACATTACTTCCTGATTCGCACTAAGCAGCCGCATATTTGCCGGGAGGACATCCAGACCTTCAAAATCTGTGTGCTTAATGAGCTTATTCATCCAGTCTTCCGGATGTCTGGCTGTCATAATTCGGTCAATTCCTTCCCCGTCCTGGGTGCGTCGGTTTAATCCACGTGACGCGTCTCCCTGCTTGTCGTTGTCCACCAGGAGAACTCTGTTTCCCTGACTTGCAAGAATATATGCGACGCTGTTTGATGTGATCGTCTTTGCAACTCCGCCTTTTAAATTTATTACTGCGATTGTTCTCATAATCGTTTCCCCTTTTCTTTGTTATTCCCATTCTTCGCCCCGGCTACATCCTTCGTCTTCTTCCAGGAATCCTCCCAGAGTGCCATAAATTCTGCATATGCTTCTTCCTGATTTCAGATGTTGTCTTTGCACGCATTCTTTGCAGAGCGTAATTTTCTGTACTTCTGCATAAGTTTCCATGCTTCACTGTGGTCAAAAGAATTGATTTTGTCATATTCTGCTTTTATTTTGCTTATGTGCTTACTCATTTCGCACGAACTGCAGAAATAATACTCAAGTGCTTCCTGGCTGGTTGTCTTCTCTCTGTATTGACAGATATTGTCGCAGATGTAAGTCTCCAGGGCTTCAATGTCTGTGTCTATTCCTTCGCTTTCGGTCTTCGTCGGCGCGGCGCATCCATTCAGGTTTTCCTCCTTCTGGTTCGCTTTCAAAGTAAATCCCTCCTTTCCGGTCTTTGTAGTATGTGAATCTGTATCCGGATTTAATGATCTCACCCAGATACTCCATTTCTGCCGGGTTCTGTTCCGGTCTCAGGCTCCATCCCTTTCCCCATATCTCCTCCATCTTTTTTCATTTCCTCCTGCATCCATACGGAGTATGTGTGCTTTCCAGAGTGAGAGGATATCACGATGCTGCACTCTTTTATCTTTCTGCAGATACTCTCCCATTCCTTAGCGTTCTTTATCGGTTTGCCTTTTGTATCTTTAAAATCTGTTGCTGCCATTTCATCTATTTTCAGGATCCGTGCTGCAACAAACGCGTCTTTTGTATATACGCATACCTCACATTCTTTGTGGAATCGTACAAGAGCTTCTTCTAGCGCCTGCAGATTGCACTTGTGATATGTTCCCTCTGCTGATCCGAACCCTACACGGGTTACTGGTATGCATCTTCCGGCCATGGCTTCAAGTACATATCCGTATTTTCGCCAGGTGCATTCCTGGCTTTGCTTGTCCGTCTCCAGATATATATTTACTTTCATGCCCTTATTCCCTCTTTTTCTTTACTTTCTTTTTCTGTTCCTGCTTCTTTGGCAGTCTCTTCGTGCGGATCAGTGTATATGTGCGGTATGGTTGACCGGTCACGCTGTTGATGTCTTCGTGAAAAGAGTCTTTTTCCACTTCCCACCCTTTCGGGATTCTGACTTTTCCCCATGTCTCCCAGTGCTTATGCACTTTTTCATCCGGCTCCGGAATTGGCAGGTTCCTCGACGCTGAATAACTCGCCTCCCTCAACCTCGGCTCCGTATCCGGTGTCTTTGTTATGTACGCTGCCAGATCAGCAAACTCACCCTTTTCGTACATGAGTTTGTTCTCCACCTGTCCATGCGGCCACGCCTTTCGTAAAATGATGTCGGTGTCCGGGATCCTGTTCACTATGATGTGCATGTGCCAGGCTCCTTTGGTTCCCACCTCAATGTTTCGCATCCATTTCAGCTCTGCTCCCCGTTTCTTGTATTCTCTCCGGAGAACCTGCAGGAATGCTTTCCAGTCTTCCTTTGCCGCTTCCATGGATACCGGTCTCTTGTCTATCGCATAGGATAATCTTGAAAAATAATCATCCACGTCAAAGTTGTTCCGGAGTTTCCACCTTGCCAGCCTCTCCCGGTTATACTGGTTCCTCTTCTTCATCTGTTCCGGGGTGGCTTTCTTCTTCTCCTGCCTCTTCTGTTCCGGCGCTCCATACCTTGCTGTATGATACTCATACACCTCTGTGACATTCCGGAACCTCATTCTCATACTTTTGTAACTCATATAAGTCCCCTTTTGAATCCATCTCTAATACTTCTAGCAAGTTTGCAACAGGGGTTTCTCTCCCCTGCTTTCAGGCTTGCTTTTTTGAGTTTTCAAGGATCCGGCATTACAATGATATAAAGATCGTTACACATGATTCTGAGCTGACATTTGTTGCATGTATGTCAGCTCATTTAGTTTACATAATACCGTGCTGTTTTTTCTTGACTTCACAATATGTTTTCGCTGCTGCTTCCGTCATATTCCCTGGAGCATCAATGTGGTGTGCCTCGAACTCCATTGCCTCTCTGAAATGCGCTACAACTAATTCTGTTTCCGGATTATCCTTTCGCATATCTTTTGCGATTATCTCAAGCGCATTGATAATAAACGGCAGATCTCCGTCTGGTGCTGGAAAAATAGCGTCTGCAATTTTGTTCAACCACATTGTTTGTCTTTCAAACACCAGTTTAAGCAGCTCACCGCTTCCAGCCTCCTTTGTTGCTTCTCCTATTTTCTTCATAAACTCTTCATATCCATTAAAATCACTTTTAAGCATATAATCCTCCTTGACATTTCTTTTCAGGTTTCTTATACTATTTACAAAAGTTGTTTTTTCTTTTTGGCTCCCACGTCTGCCAACGTGAGAGTCTTTTTTATGTTCTCGAATATATCTTCAATCCAGAGCATGAATATGAATGCGCACACGCTTATCGCAAGTGTAAGCATAATCGCCTGGATCCTGCTGCCGATCTCCCAAACCGGCAGCATTGAGATCAGATACCCTGTCAGCATTGATGTGATTACTTTTCGTTCCATTTCTGCCTCCTTATGCTGTTTCCTCTTTCTTTGGCTTTTCTTTCACCTTTACGGTGATCTCAACGCCATACTTCTTTGAGAGGATCGCGGCAAGAGTTTCGTAGAACCTTACCGCGTTAAATGTTCCTTGTGTTTCCATCTTCTTCCCCCTCCTAAAACTCAAATTCTACTGCAGGAGCTGTCGGCATTGGTGTATATCCGCCAGCCAGCTCCAGGCGTCTTATTGCTTTGCGTCGGCTTGCTTCGCTGTTGTCCCAGGCATATTCGTATCCATCCGGAGCCGGTCCGCGTTTTGTTTTCCCGTTACAACGATCAGTGATAGCTTGTCTACTCAAAAAATTCTTTTTCGCTGCTTCTCTCGCAGATCTGTAATATTCCACATCCTGTCCGCAACTGTCCAATTTCACGACTATTTTATTTCTGGAACTGTAACCGGTCAGCTTTCCAAGTTCCTGTCTGGGTATGTATGCTATATTGTTTATGTGATTCTCGGACTGCATTCCGTTCTTATGATACGGAACCGCACCGTCAGGAACAGGTCCTAAAAACGTCCTTGCAATCAGAGAGAGAACTATCTCCTCTTTCGCTTTTCCGTCTTTTGTGAGCTTCACAACCAGGCGCTGACTCCCTTTCATTTTTTTTGTGATAGGGAGTCATGCTGCGAAACTGTCCGGATTTCAAAGTTCTCCGGATGTTCCCCTCTGTGCTCGCCTGGTATTTGCCGTCATATCCTGGAATATCTTTCCATCTTTCAATCAAGGTCGTCCCTCCCTTATGCCGGCTTTTTCTGAGCCGACATGCTTGCACCCACCTTGACGCCTTTCAGGAATGTATCCATCAGTGTCTGCTTTGTGATGTTTACAGACTGCAGAAACGCTGTCAGTTCTTCGGCTTCGGCTTTGTCTTCCATGCTTAACATTACTTCCATATTCTTCTGTGACATATCTTTCGCCCCTTTCTGGCTTACCTCATCAGTGAACACGTTGCCATCGTGTCCAGACGGTCATTGTTGACCGTTTCGGCTATTCTTCTTTCCATTGGTATGATGTACATGCTATACACTGTTTACACTTTTCCAGTGGTTCGTCTGATGCTTCACCTCCGAATCCCATGCAGGTTCCATCGCTGTCTCTTCCTGCACTTCCAATCTTTTGCTGTATGCTGCATGTCTGGATCCGCTTCTCTATCCTGCACTCTTTACAGATGATTTTCTTTCCAACTGTGCATCCTTTCTTTCTCGCATACTTAGCAGCCCATGCCCTGCTAACTCCGTCATTATTGGATGTCCAGCCCATAACCCATTTGCCGCAAATATCGCAATATACATCCGTATCTACCTTTCTTGTGATTGCCATTTATGTTGTGCTCCTCCGTTTCGGCTTGTACTTTTCTTTCTTCTCTCCTATACTTTAGCTATCAGTCTGTACCAGAGACTGAAAACTAAAGAAAGGAGACCACTACATGAGCGAAAAAGAAATTGCAATTCATAATATTGCTCTGCTTTACAGTATTCATAAGGAACTGCACCCTGATGATACTGAAATGACTCTTGAAATGATTGCCGCTAACTACGACAGAACCGTTTCGGAAGTCAAGGAGATTCTTCTGTAATCTCGCAAATAGCGAATGGTTTCAGTTTTCTGATCCGTTCGCTATTTTGTTTTATCGCAGATTCTAAATACTTCGGAAGTAACTCAGCTTCTCCCTGAGTCCATCCGCACTCCTGCATTTCTTTTAAAATCTGCCCTGCTGTTCGTTGGATCATAAATTCGTCTATTCCTCCAACTCTTCGCCTTGGTCTCTCCAACATCCCGCATCCCCTTTCTTTTGTTCGTTCTAAAAACATGATAGTTGTTTTAAAGAATTTTGTCAAGTCATTTTTGTTCGTTTAAAAAACTTTTTTCGTTGACATTCCGTTTTTTCAGTGCTATGCTATTTTTATAATAAAAAGGAGGTGAACACATGACTCGCGGTGAACGTGTTAGAATGGCACGTAAAACTCTCGGTCTCACACTTGAAAAGTTCGGCGCCAAAATTGGTCTGAAAAAGAGTTCTCTCAGTCAAGTTGAAACCGGCGTTAATGATCTTACAGAATCAAATATAAAAGCTATTTGTCGTGAATTTAATATTGATGAAAAATGGCTCAGAGATGGCGTTGGCTCCATGTTTGTAGAGTCAGAGACATTTAGTCTTGATGAATTTGCTGCGCAGCATAATGCGACAGATCTTGAAAAGGAAATCATTAAGACTTATTTTGAAATCGATCCAGCGATCCGGAGACAGATCCTGAATCACTTTAAAGAGAATCTTATGGGTGCTGGTGGTGCTCCAGACAGCCCAGAAGAATTAGAAATTATGCACCCACCTGTTACAGGTGATGAAAAAACAAATGCTGGATAATAAAACACCCAGCTGCAACTAACTATTTATTTAAGTATTATGATTTGAGTTCCCCCATTAAAGTCAAGATTAATATATATAGTATTGTTGCTGTGATAATACAAAGCGTATATTTTGCAGTTGCCGTAATGTATGTATTTTCTTTTCACCATTGTTTCCACACCTTCCCGTTAGTAAGTAACAGCTGGGTGCAGGAAACATTATAAGGGGGAAACTCATCATAATACTACCGGTAAGTTTTTCCAATCAAGGAGGTATAAATGATGGGTCTTTTTAATAATAGTGGTGAAACCAAAGAAGAAAAGAAAGCCCGTAAGCAGGCAGAAGCCGAGGCAAAGCAGGCAGAAAAGGATCTTGCAGCTCTCCGTAAATTCGGAATGGAAAATTTAAAAGATCCTAATGATATTGAATCTGTCAAAAGTATTCTTAATGAATTAAGCGGTACCGGTCTTACAGAGCTTGGAATCTCTTTGGGTGCCGGAAGTGATCGTGATATTCAGAAAAATATTATGAACTATCAGCGTGCAGTTCTTGAACAGAATTTTATTATCATTCGTCAGCTTGACAGAATCGCTAAATTACTGTCCGACAAATAA